TGACTGTTGCGACCATTGCTTTACTCATAGAATTTTACCATTTTTATATAGTCCTCTTTGTTAGGACCAAACTGTTTAAGTTCCGCTTCTTCTTTAAATCCAAGATACTTAGCGAATTTAACAGCTCGATCAAAATCTTTTATAACGTGACAATGGACTCTGTGAAACTTAAATTGGTCCGCTATCAGTTTTAAATAATATCTTATATCTTTTATACAACGAATTTTATTTTTTTTAAACTCTGGAGATAAAAACATATATGCTTCTCCTACTCCATTCCATTGAGGCATGACTCCACAGATACCTATAATCTTCTTATCCTGATACCAAGAGAATGTAGCTCCTACATGCTTAAGGCATTGAACTAGGTCATTAAACGTCTTGCCATAGTTTTCTATCATTTTTTGTTCAGGGCCATCTAATTTTATCATGTTAAAGTGCCAATCTTCAAAAGGTACAACAATCATGAATAAGTACTCATCTGTATCATTATAGCGGATATAGTACAAGCTTGAACAGTATCCGATTTAACATAAATTTTATTTTCTGTAGTATAGCCAGCAGGCATGCTAAATGTATAATCTCCAGTCTTAGGCTTAGTTGCTGACATAGTACTCGTAGTCGTTCTAAATGGTACAACTTCTACACTAGAAGAAGCTGGACCTGCTTTTAATGCTGGAGTTTCAAATAATCTAAATATAGCTTTGTCTATTCTGCCTCTCTTACCTTGAGTTGTTCCATACTGACTCTTAGGTTCTACATTAACAGATTCTAATTCTGCTGTAAATGGTAATCCTACATGACATTTAGTAGTAGCATTACTTAAAGTTATTGCTCCTGACGACACAGTCTTTCTAGATTCAACAGCGCCATTATTTAATACAGCAACTATTTCGCCTTCTAAATGATCTAGTCCTGATACTGTACTAGTAGAGCTACCTGTATAGGTTAATCCAGAATCTACATAAAACTGATCAGATTCAGTATGACCATCAGCTTCTCTATAATCATCTTCTAAAAATTCTACATACTGTTTTACAGCGCCATTTATTGTTCTTTCTACAATCATATATAGCGTATCAAAAGCGTCATCAATTCCGGGAATAACTGCAATACTTTTTACTTTTGCAGCACTCGCATCTGTTGTTGCTAATCTAACTGTGTCTGTAGATTCAACTTTTAACATTGGTCCTTTTGGATTTGTTTCTCTTACAGTTACTACGTTTGCAGCAGGGTTAGCTACTACAAAATCTGCATGACCATTAATAGTAGTATATATGTTATCTGCTGTAGTATTATTATTTGTTTGTACTTTAAACTCATTTGATCCTGGAGTTCCTGTCGTAGCAGTAAAAGTAACAGTCGATCCATCTGACTTTGTAAATTTTAAAGTTTTTCCTGCAGCTATATTAGCATAATCAGTTACAGTAATAGTACAACCTGACGAAGTTCCAGCAATTGTATGAGTATGCCAAGCAGTTACATCTTGATCTCTATAATAAGTAAAACCAAGAAGCATTCCATCATTTCTTCTCACCCATAAAATATTATTAGGATAATTAGCAAAAGCACACTCTTCAAAAAGACCATATCCTAAATGCTCTGATAAAACTGTCATATCAGGAGTAGTAAATGAATCATAATCAATATTATAAGCAAATTCTCTTAAACGTTTTTTATTTTTACCTATAAATAATACTGATTTAGAAGCAGGAGATACTCTCTTGTCTGCAGCTCCATCGTTCGTTTCATTAGTAACTTGAATTGTAGTAGGTGTTATTCCCTGAGTAGCAGAACCTGATGACATGTTAAATGCACCATTCTTAGTAAATATTGCTAAAAACTTTCCGCCATAAAGCCCAGTTATTTGATTTACTTGGTCAGAAACAATTGTAAATTGTAATCCATTATCATCATTAACAGAGCCATCTTTTGAAGTTGGAGAAAATTTATCAAAGTCAGCTGACATAGAACTAAATACTGTACTAGGTTGTTGAGTTGTACCTGCATAAAATAATCTTTCCTCAAAGAAAGTTACTTTAGTAGGATAATTACCTATATAAAAAGAACCTAATCTCCAGTCCTCGTTTGCAGAGGTAGCAGCAAAAGGCATATCAGCATTTACAGTTGCATTTACATTAGTAGCTGAGTTATAACCTGTTATTTTAGCAAATCCCCAATCACTTCCATTTTTTATTCTTATTGATCTTCCTACATCATTTGCAACGAATACACTTGAGCTAGCAGTAATAGTAATATTTCCAGAAGTTCCTGAAGGCTGCATTGTTGTTGATGATGTATTTGCCGGCTCGTAAGGACCATCAAAAAAATCTACATCAGATATTGTCCAAGATGTATGTCCAGTTCTAGATAACTTTCTAGGAGGATGCGCTTCATGTACTAAATATAATACGTCAGCAGATTGAACATATTCTAGCTCATTAATCTGAGCAGCTGTATAAGTAGTAGATATTTCATAAGGAGTAGTACCACTTGATACAATAACACCCTCATCTTTATAAAATCTAATATAATTATGACCAAATTCTAATATATAAGCTTGTGTTTTAGAAAATACAAAAGGAATTAGTCTAGCTCCTGAATTAGAACCTGTAGATGTCTTAATTTCTCGTACAAATTTAGTACCTGATCTTTTTTGAAGACCACCGTGCATTAATACTGCAAAATTAGAAAGTTTAGAAGCACCATTGTAGTACTTCTCCATGTCGATACGACCGTTTAGTCTTGGACTAAGCTCTCCAGAGGTAAAGTTTGTAAGAATTGGTGATGATTCAGCCATGTCATTTTACGTCGTATATTTGTTCCATCTATAATCACTTAAGCTTGATCCAGAAGTTCTAGACTCTAGCCAGAAATCAGATACGATTCCGTCAGGAGTTCCCTCAGTAGCATCTGCGGATCTTGCTTCTGCTAATTTTTGATAGTATAGGTTATTCATTGCGTCTAATGTTCTTAAATCTTGTAATAAAGGCATAACTAAATTACAAGCTAATTTATAAGCAAGTACTTCAACTAATAATGTGTCATAAGTACCTACATCTGTATTTTTAAATATATATGTTGTTTTAAATGTATCCTGGTCAGTTAATAGTTTATTGCCCTCTATTTTATATTCTACAGTATCATCTTCTGGTTGATGTATTCTTATAAAATCAGTAGGTAATTGAAATTCTTTAGTAAAATAAAAAGCAGGAGTACTGCCTAATAATGATAATGAAGCTCTTTTAATACAGCAATTCCATGGGTGCAATCTAAATATTGAATCTCTAGTATCATCAAATAGTTCATTTGAAAAACGTGCAGCTTTAGTATCTTCTGTTAATGAAGTTATAAATTCATGTCCTAACAAGCCTAAAGCTCTATTTACAATATTTATCTTTGTTGTCGCCATATTTTTCCTTTTAACTAAAGGGGCCGCAATAGCTAAGCCCCTTCAGCCTGAGTTTATTAGTCTACTACATACATGATGTAGCCTACTAGATCGTCACCTGCTGCGATAGCACCTGGAGATGTAGCTCTGATAACAACTCCACCTTGACTTTCGAAAAGGTAAGTTCCACCAGTCGCAGTAGTACCAGCACCAAAATTTTGGTAACCAGCAGTATCTACGTCTAAACCATCTACAAGACCATCTGGATCAGCAGCAACCGCATTGCCGTCTGTGTTAGTGTAAGCGTCCCATCCTAAATCTAATGTAGCTGAACCAGTAGTCCAATTACAATAAGCGTTTGAAGATGATAACAGAACACGTACTTTTCCTGCTGGTAAAGAACAAAGAGCTACAGATGAACCTGCATCTCCTGCTCCGTCTTGATCATGCGTGAAAAAAGCAATTCTTACTCTTCCATGATAATCATGAACAGCATTTTGTACAACAGGAGTTGACGTAGCGTTTGTATACTCAGTACTTTTTTGAGTTGTTACAGCCATGTTATTCTCCTATTATTCTGCACACTTAATTTCTAACACTTTGCCCTCTTCCATTCGAGTTGCCCCGAAAGAAGCTGAACAATATACTTGGGTAGAGTTTCTTTTGTCTCTTCTTGGTCCAATATCAACATTGATATCAGCGCCAACAGCCATAAGAAGACCACTTTTAGCATAAGCAATTACTCTTCTGTGAGAAGAAGCGTCAGTCGCAACTCTTTCAGTTCTTACGAATTGAAAGCCCATGAACGTGTTAACTTCACCAGCAACAAGAGCTTTGATTGAGTTAAAATCAGAGCTAGTTACTTCAGTAGTTTGTAACAGATCAGTGACTTGCTTAGAAGTTACGATAATGTATCTTGGATCTGAAGGATCAGTCTCATTCGCGTCCAATAACTGTTTCGCTTTTCTAAGTTTTGCAATTGTAAGGCCCGAGTTAGTCGCACCTCCTGACTCTACGTAGTTCACAGCGATTTGGCTTGCTGCATCATGAGAAACTGAAGTTCCACCAGTTTTACCTGATTTCGCTGTTCCAAATGCTGCTTCGATGATAATATCATCCATTTTTCTGCCAAGTGCCCAAGCGGCGTTTTGTGCGTATGGAGATGCTGGGTCGATTAAAAGTCTGATTCTGTCAGTTCTGTCAATCATATCCGCCCAATCAAAATCTCTTAATGATACTTGTCTTCTATCATGAGGAGTTGAGATTAGAGGAGTGTCAGAATGTCTAGAAGTAACTTCTACCGCATCAACAGATCCAATACGATCGTAGTATTCAAACTCTGCATTTTGTGATTCAACACGTACAAAAGGTCTAAGTTTTGAACCTTTTTGTTGTAAAAGGTGCTCAACATTAGCTCTGTACTGTTGTACAAATGCTGTAGTTATTTGAGTTGACATACGATTTTGCCTCCGTTAGTCATTGTTTATTATTAATCGAAAACGCTACCCAAGTATAACCTTAGACATTTTCTCCCCTTGTTTACGTCTGTGGGTACTGTCGACGGATGGACCTTTCGGCTCCCCATCACTATCTACTATATAACTAGTAGATAATTTCGTACATAATTATTTACGCCGCATTAATCGGAGTTTCATCAGGGTATGCTAATTTAAACAGTGAGTCCATTTTTTTCACTGCTTCAGCATGCCCAGGATTATCTCCGTTTTGATAAGCCGACATAAATGTTTGATCCCTGTTATATCTAGCAATTTCTTGCTTAGCTTGATCAGGGGTCATTATGAAACCTCTATCTTGAACAGAGTCTGTTCTGCCCTCAGCGATACCCTCGCCGATCTTAGCAAATAGCTTGACCATCATAGGATTGTTACCCATCCCAGAGTTATCTAACCATTCTTTTAGATCTCCATCGCCGTAAGTATCTACAGCTCTAGAAGCTAGCTCTACTCGTTCATTATAAGCTTTACCAAATTCTTTCTTAAGAGAGTTTACCCATTCAGCAGATTGTGCTGCAGAGTTTTCTCCTTCAGCAGAAGATTTAGTTTGTATATATTCATGGTAGCCATCAAATATAGTTTTAGCCTGTTGAGAAGTTAATCCTGCTTTAAAAGCTAAATCTTTATAAGCAGTTTCAAAACCTTCGTCGTATTCTAGTCCATCAGGTAACGCTGGTCTTTCACCAAAATCATATAGATTTGATTGTTCAGGTCTTCCTAATTGACTATGAAAGGCACTCCATTCTTCGTCTGTAGCGCCTTCTCCAGGTAAAGATATTCTATTTTTACCAATTAGTTTTTGGCCATTTATATAACTTTTGGCCATTGCGCCAACATCTTTTATGTCAGCTAATGAAGGGTCATTTCGTATATCTTCAGGAAGCCCAGATCTCCAATCTGCAGGTGCCTGTGCATCTGCCGCTGGAGCGTCCGAGCTACCCGTTAATACGGACCCAGTTTGTTCTTGATCACTCATTTATTGCCTCCTGGTTGATCATGTTTTTAAAGTCCTCAGGTTTCTTTCCTAGAAACTTGAGTATTGACACAACAATACGTCTCATACCTTCATTATGAGCTGTACCATGCGAATCACCTTGAACGTAAGTACTTTCAAAGATGAATCCTGTTTTACAAAGATGATCTAAAACTATTTGACCATCTTTTGTTTCAAAAACTTTTTTATAATGCTCGTTTATTTTCTCTAAACTAAGCTGTTTATCTTTAGCCAATTACTCCCTCTCTTTTCTTAGCTTGAGCTTCACTAATATTTTTTGCTGATTCACTTTCCATTTTAGCTTGCTCAGCTTGCATCATTTGTTCCTGTTGTTCTTGTCTTTGCTGTCTTTCTTCTTGTACTTTCTCTTCAGGATTTAATATTTTAGCAGGAGCATCTAGTAAATGGTGGAAATATCTAAATGTCTCATCAGTATTCATGTTATCAAGTAAGTCTGGCTTAGCTTGAAATAATGGTACCATGCTTTCAAATAATCTTGTTATAGTCATTAATTGACCTGATTTTTGAGCTCTTGCTAATGGAGATGTATATAATATTTTCATCTCTTGACCCTCAAGAATACCTGGTGGTTGTGGTATTTGTTTCTTTCTCATCATGATTTTAAATACTCTATCAATTAATGGTCCTAAAAATTCTACTTGTAATCTACCAATCATTGGTCCCATAAGTCTCATCTTTTCTTCTTGTCTAGCTACAACTTCAGTAGCTGTCATATTAGGGGAACCTTTTTGATCAGGCATTTGCATCCAATCAACATGGAAAGCAGCTTTAATATGTTCTCTTCTATTATTTAATAAAT